CTCATCTCTCCACACCTCATAATCCTCATCACGAAAATCTTCGTAGGATTTTGTGTCCCACGCCAGCATGGCTTTGTAGATCTGCTCTTTTCTCTCTGGCGTCAACACATCGTCTTCATCACGGATGTAGTGCTCGTGCTGGTGATACCGTTTGTCATTGTAGGCAGGGTGATGGTTCTTGAGCCAGAAGATGAGCGCTGTAAGCTTGCCTTCTTTGGCGTTTTTTATCAGAAGAGATTCCATCATGTCGTTCATGAAGTCGACACCGCGCTGGTAGGCTTCGGTGCACTCTCGCTTGAAGTTTGGATCATGGTTACGCCACTCGTAGTAGGTACTGCGATGGATTCCAGTCTGCGAAGCGGCGACTTGGATGATCGGCATCTCTTTCAGCTTCTCCAAGAATTTCTCCTTTACTCCAGCTTGGCGATCTTTAATCGTCTTCTCTCGTTTTGTTACTGTTCGCTCGTTTCTCTTGGGCTTACGAGCGGCCATACAGTTAAGAAATTAACTTGGCCGTCTTGCCCGTAAGTTTCTCCCATCTTTTGATGATGACCTCGGCGTAGACGGGAGACTTCTCCATGATCCGGCACTTGCGTCCAAGTTTGATCGAGGCAACCAGAGTTGATCCAGATCCGCCGAACGGCTCCAGCACCAGGTCATCTCGTTTCGTCAGAACTTTGATGTACGGGATCAATAGCTCGATCGGTTTCGTACCGAAGATGATGTCCTGACCAGAAGATTCCTTATCGGCCGCGATGTGTTCGATGAAATCTGTCGGGCAATCTTTCTTGCCCTTAGCGTAAGATTCCCAGTGAGGTTTTCCTGACGTGGCGTAGATAGCGTTCTCATACTCATTCTGGAACAGGTCGTCTTCAGGGCTAAGATTCAGTGGCGTATTACCGAGCGTTCCAACAAGGGCGATATCACACTTGTTGAAGAGCTTGTATTTTCCAGCAAAACCCTGCATGCGATTCGGTACATGCCAAGTAATCGTACTTCGATACTTCCAGTGCACCTCAAGCGCATTCCAGATTGTCCGCAGATTCTTCGGATGTTCGAAGATGATAATCGAGAAGTCAGGCTTTTGAACCTTGCTTACATTCGCCATCCATAGATCCGAGAAATTCTCTGGCAATGTTTCCGTTCCAAGATATACGCGGTTTTTCTTCGCGCCGAATCCGCGCGTCACGCCATCTTTCTGTTTCGTTTTACCTTTCAGATAATCCAGAATGTAGGGAGGATCCGTCATAACCATGTCTGCCTGGACTCCGTCCATCAATTTCAGCATGTCGACTTCGATGGTGGAGTCACCGACCATCAATCTGTTGCCGTCGATGTCGTAGACATTACCGTGTTTGGCTTTGACCTCCTTAATGTTCATTTTCTCGAGTTCCTTTTTGAGATCAAACTCTTCTGGCGCTGTGTCGATGGCAAAGATGTCATCCATTTCTTCGCTGGTGAATCCGACGTCGGTCAGGAACGCTTTGTCGAATTCGGCCAGCATCTTGAAATCAAACGATCCAGTGTTTTTATTGAGTCGCAAGTTCAGCTCTTTCTCCTTTTCAATCTCAGGGATGTTCACGTAGATGACAGGAACTTCGGTGAATCCTAATTCTTTGGCGATGTGTAGGCGGAAGTGGCCTCCGATCAGGACGTTCATGCGCTTCGGCGTAGAATTGGCAATGAGCGGATCTACCATACCGAATCTGGTAATGCTTTCTTTGAGGGCTTCGGCTTGCTCGGTGTTCCAGGTTCGGGGATTGTACTGTGCTGGCTTTATGTCTGTCACTTTAACATTCACGATTTTAATATCTTCAGTTTTCATTTTAGTTTTTGATTAAGGTTAAATAACACTGTCATTTAGACAGTCTCAATCAATTACCGGTCACTCAGCAGCTTCGACCAAAAATATTAACCGCAATTATTAGTTGCTAATGTAGCGGACGGTGGAGCACCGTTCCGACCTGTTCAATACCAATCACTCAATACAGAAATTGTAGCAGTCCATATTTTTTTTGGAAGAGGTGTGCGTACCGGCAAACACCTTTACTTTTCAACGATTTCGTCGTGTGGTGTGGATAAGTTGGTAACTGCTACACAAATCTCCGAAGCTAAGCTAGGGTACAAAAAAGCAGAGAAACCTGCTAAAATGTTCACATACAACTGAATATCGCATAAGGCCTAAAATTATTGGATTTATTCAGTAGTCATGGCTATAAAACGCGCACGACACAAGAGAACCCGTTATCAGGGCGTGTCGTGCGTTGCCGGAGGAAACTCCGGTAGAGGATACCGCAAGGTACCTTCCTGGTAGCGGGCTTTGTTGTACCAGCCCGACTCAGGGCTTTATTAATTTAAAAACGCACGACACAAAATGGCACATCAACTCATATGCTCCGCATGCGGGCACGTTGGCAGTTCGAAAACTGCAATCAAAGGAAGCGGTTGGATTGAACTGATTCTTTTACTTTGCTTTATCATCCCCGGCATCATCTACTCAGTGTGGCGATCATCCTCAAGGTATAAGACCTGTCCCGATTGCGGTTCGACAAATCTGATCCCACTCAACTCGCCAATCGGCAGAAAACTTCTCGCTGATCAGGGGAAAACTCCCGAAGCGATTCAGGCAGAAATCGATGCTGCGAAAACTCCGATCGGTAAAAAGATTTTAAAGGGAGTAGTAATCTTTGTCGCCGTCTGCATAATTCTCATCGTCCTCATCATCATCTACGCCTCTTAAAACTTTTATCGCCCAAACTATGCTTCCTCTACATTCTGGTACCAGCACTTCGTAGCGACAACGCCGGCAAACATTAATTCACTATGAAAACAAATGTATTGTCACACGCTGAGTATCAAGAGCGCATTAAAAACATAACCACACCGGAGGCAGCAGCTGAATTCGCCAAAGAGCTTCTCTTGGCTAATCAGCCGAAAGTAGAAGATGTTGCTCCCGAGCCGAAGCCTCGCAAGGCATACCGCAAAGGTTCGATCATCTCCCGAGCTGCAAAGATAGATCCGCAACTATCACCCTGGTACGACGTTGTCGGAAATGAGACCGAGGCTATGATCGTCACGCTCTATGCCAAAGGGCTGACAACCCGAGATATCGTGAACTACTTGAAAAGCGTTCACAACATCGATATGTCTCAGCCGGGAATCTCAACCATCACCGACAAGGTTTTCCCATTAGTAAAAGAATGGCAGTCTCGGCCGTTGTCTTCTTGCTATCCGGTCATCTACCTCGACGGTATCCACTTCAAAGTCCGGGAGGCTGGAAAGATTGCTTCGAAGGTTGCGTACATCGCTCTTGGTGTAAACCAGTACGGTCAGAAAGAGGTTATGGGTATCTGGATCAGTCAGAGCGAGGGAGCAAAGTTCTGGGCGCAGGTTCTGAATGACATGAAGAACCGCGGAGTCGAAGATGTACTCATTGCCTGTATTGACGGCTTGAAAGGATTTCCAGAATCCATCAACGCCATCTTCCCGAAAGCCGAGGTTCAAGTCTGTATCACGCATCAGATCCGGCAGACGATTAAGTTTGTCCCACACAAAGACAAAGAACGATTCTGCGCTGAACTCAAGATGGTCTACACCGCACCGACGGAAGAGGCTGGTATGCAAGCGCTCATAGAAATGATGGAGCGCTGGCCACAGTACAAGTCGTACTTGAAGAGCTGGGAAAACAGGTGGGCAGATCTGTCGCCATTCTTTAATTACTCTGAGCCGATTCGCCGCATGATCTACACGACAAATGCGATCGAGAATCTGAACCGCCAGTTTCGGAAAGTTACCAAGACCACGACCGTGTTTCCTCATGACGACGCGTTGTTGAAACTGCTCTGGCTCGCTCAGGCAGATATCTCGCAAGCATGGACGATGCCAGTCAGGAACTGGGGCGAGATCATGGCACAGATATCTGTGATGTTTCCGGATAGGGTGGAGTTTTAGCAATCATTACTTAAAAGATTAACGCTGGCTAGTTAGATATGAGGTTGGTACCTAGGAAAACCGCGATGATGAGTCGTGGTTTTCTGATTTGGTTTTTATGGAAAAGCAAAACGAGCGCCCGTCCCGAAGGAAAGGCGCTCGTGTATTGCTGCGGTTACTTGCTGCGGGGGCGAACAAAAATATATGTGCTGTCGGGATGCACGCCCACATCGAGATCACAGTCGTGGCTACCCAGTAGCTCACCCACCGTAAACAGATGACGGTGAATGCTTGATGTTGGTATCAGTTCGCTCGCAACAACTATCAAGCTCTCATTGTTGATAGTCTTCCCGTATTGTCGTTGCAGCTGAGGACCAACTTCCCATGGACAGAGCTCAAGACCAAACACCTCTCGAGCACGCTTGTAGAGCTTGCCCAGCTGAGGATGATCACGGTGCTGCTTATCGCCACCTTTGTAACCAAGGCTTGTGCCTGGTACAAAGACGAGATCAAGGACCTGTCGTTTTTCTGACAACAGAAAGTTTGGCTGCCTCAACATTTTATCGGCAGTTACGCTCCATGTTTGGTCCGTCTCCTTCAGGGATTTCAGTAGGGAATCCATTGTCGAATGGGTTCCAATTTCGATCGTTCTTGTCACCCTGAACTCAAAGTTCTTAATGAATTTAGCATCCACCAAGATTTGATCTTTCTCACGCCCTTCGAGCAACATGGCTCGAATTTTAGGCGACGCCTTCAAAAAGGCGTTGAGTTGATCAAA